GAATCTATTAACGATGAAATAGTGGAAGAAACTCTCGTAGACGAAAGTACTGCTCCAATGCCTAAAGGGAAACCTGATGCAAATGCAACTGACGAAGAAGAGTCAATTGCGTCTGTAGATAAGGCAAGTAAAGCAGTAAAAAAATCTCCTGTTCCAAAAACTAAAGCAGGTATGATTAGTGCAATGACTGACAAAATGTTGAAAATGTCTAAAACAGAGATGAATAAACTTTATGCCAGTTACAATGAATCAGTAGATATGGAAGAGAATGACGAACTCGTGGAAACACAAGTTGATACTTCTGCTGAATTAGACGCACTAGTTGAGTCTGAAGCAACACTCAGTGATGAGTTTAAAGCTAAAACTGCAATACTTTTTGAAACTGCTGTAAAATCAAAACTATCAGAAGAAGTTGATAGACTTGAGAAACAGTACAAGGAAGAATTAGATGAAGAAGTATCTTCAACTAAAGCTGAACTTGTGGAGAAAGTAGATAGCTACCTTAACTATGTAGTTGAAACTTGGATGGAAGAAAATCAAGTAGCAATCCAGAACGGTTTACGTACTGAAATTGCTGAGACTTTTATGGACAAAATGAAAGACCTATTCGTAGAATCTTACATTGACGTACCAGAGTCCAAAGTTGACCTAGTTGACGAACTTGCTGAATCAGTAGAAGAACTTGAGTCTAAACTCAACGAAACTACTCAGAAAGTTTTAGACACTACAGAGGAACTGGAAGTTTACAAACGTGAAACGATTATTCGTGAAGCGTCAGGTGACCTTGCAGAAACTCAAGTTGAGAAATTAAAGTCACTCGTTGAAGATATTGATTTTGAAAGTGAAGAACAATTCACTGAAAAAGTTAAGACAGTCAAAGAGTCATACTTTAAAAAACAAATAGTTGGAAGTGACGAAGTAGAAGAAATTGTAGAAGACGCAGACAGTACAACTGAAGTATCTTCTGTAATGGAATCTTACTTAGCAACTATCCGTAAACAAACCCCTAAAAGATAAGGAAGTAAACAATGCAATCTTACGATAATTTGATTGAAAAGTGGGCTCCAGTTTTAAACGAAGAGTCTGCTGGCGAGATTAAGGATAATCATCGCCGTGCGGTAACTGCCGCTATCCTTGAAAACCAAGAAAAAGCAATCGCTGAAGAGCGTTCTGCTTCATCTGGTTTTCTTAACGAAAACGCTGCTTCACCTGTAAACAATACAGGTTCAGTGAATAACTTTGACCCAGTTTTAATTAGCTTGGTCAGACGTGCTATGCCTAACCTCATCGCTTACGATGTGTGTGGTGTACAACCTATGAACGGCCCAACAGGTCTAATCTTCGCAATGAAGTCACGCTACCAAGGTGGTTCAACTTCAAACCGTGAAGCATTATTCAACGAAGCTGAAACACAATTCTCTGGAGACAGTTCAGGAACTCATGATTCTGATAACGCTTCAGGTTGGAATGGTGTTGACAGTGAAGGCGGACGTTTAACTGACTTAGCTGCTGGCGGAATGCCAACAGTTGACGCAGAAGCACTTGGTAGAACTGGTGGTTCATCTTTCAACGAAATGGGTTTCACCATTGAAAGACAAACTGTTACTGCTAAGAGTAGAGCGTTAAAAGCTGAGTACACACTAGAACTTGCTCAAGACCTTAAAGCAATCCACGGTCTTGACGCTGAAACAGAATTGGCAAACATTTTGTCAACTGAAATCCTTGCGGAAATTAACCGTGAAGTTATCAGAACTGTAAACAGCCAAGCAAAAACTGGTGCTCAACAAGCTAACGTTACTGCAAAAGGTATATTCAACGTTTCATCAGATGCTGATGGTCGTTGGTCTGCTGAGAAATTCAAAGGTCTAACAGTTCAGATAGACCGTGAAGCAAATGTTATTGCAAAAGAAACAAGACGTGGAAAAGGTAACGTAGTTATCTGTTCTTCAGACGTTGCTACTGCATTAGCTGCTGCTGGCACATTGGATTATTCTCCTGCAATCAGCAACAACCTACAGGTTGACGATACTGGTAATACTTTTGCTGGTGTATTAAACGGACGTATCCGTGTATACATCGACCCATATGCTAACACTGATTACATCACTGTTGGTTATAAAGGTCAAAATCCGTATGACAGCGGTGTATTCTACTGTCCATACGTACCATTGCAAATGGTTAAAGCAGTTGGTGAAGAAGATTTCCAACCACGTATTGGGTTTAAAACTCGTTACGGTATGGCTTCAAACCCATTCGTTGGTTCAACACCTTCTGACGGTCTTGCAACTGCAAAGACTAACCAGTACTACAGAATTTTCAAGGTTACAAATATCTTGACATAAGTCTGTATACTAAGAACAGGGTTAACCTGTCCTTTAAAGGGAGTCTTCGGACTCCCTTTTTTTATCCGAAGAAATCGTCTAGTGAGGGTGGAGTAGGTGTGTCGTAGTTCAATAACAGAAGTTCTTTTCTATTATGTTCGTCTTCTCTGTATTTCTTACCACTATGCATAGTGTAAGTCAAATCCCATATACGTTGTTCCCAACCTGTATATGCTTTTTGTAGAGTTTCATTAGAATTGTAGGTAATCATAATAAGATTCTTTGCGTTATCAGTCACTTTGTGAAAATCTTTATGGTCAAACGAATCGTGCATATCACCTTTATTACCATAGATAAATGATTTGATATCATATGGTGGGTCTGCAAAGACAAATGCCTCTGGGTTATCGTCAAACATTACACTATAGTCTTCATTGGTTATTTTCCAGTTCTTCATAAGGTGACCAAACTTAGGTAGTCTTGCAATCAATCTATGATTAAATAAATCTCTTACTGCGTCCTTACTGAACGAACCTGTAGTTTCTCCTAGACCAGAGAATGAACAACGGTTCATAATATAGAATTGCCACGCAATGTCAAACTCATTCTTTGGATTCTTGAGTCCTTCACGCATAACGTGATAATAATCTAGGTGTGCTTGTAGTGGGTCGGACGCACTTGATAGTTCGTCTTTTACACTATGCAACTTATCTGCAAGGTTCTGACCTTCCTGTTGAACGGTTAACCAAAAACAATATAGATTATAATACTTGTCATTGACCCATACAGGGACATTAGGAAACTTCTTAGAGAATGCGAATGCACAAGAACCACCACCAAGGAATGGTTCACGATACTCTTGAATAGAGTCGATAGGCATATTCTCGTCACTGAATAAAAATTCGACTGCACGAGATTTGCCGCCTGGGTATCTAAGAGGTGTCTTTAAATCTTTCATTGTTGTATATATTACACGACTATACAACAAAAGTCAAGGTAAAAATAAATTAAAAAAACTATTGACAAAAGTTGTTCTTGTTGTTATAATAAGAGTATAATTTAGAAAGGAGAACAAATTATGTTTACAAGTTGGAATAACACAAACGAAATGGGAGAAATGACCCACTTAGATTTCTGTAAAGAGAATCACTTAACTGACCCTATTGATATTCAGTGTTCTGCAAAAGGTGTTTGTCTTGAGTGTGCAGGAAACGGTAAAGATTGTGACGATATCAACGAAGTTGGTTGGGACGATGCAATGGATTGTATTGCGTGTTGTGACGAAGGTCAGATTCCAGTAATGGACGATACTTGGTGGAAACTTTCTAAGAGAGAGTTGACTGACGCAGAAGTTGACGCAATAATCAAAGAAGTAAAAAACTGGGACTAATTTTGTCAGACCTATTGACAAAAGTTGTTCTTGTTGTTATAATAAGTGTATGTTAAATAAGAAAGGAGAAAAAATGGATATTAGTTATTTAAGTGAAATGGACATTATGAGGTTCAAACAAAATGGTATTACCTATGAAGGTGTTATTGATAAAGTTGTTAATAATGACTTTCCTTTTGTTGAACTTAAAACCTATGAAGTAGACGAGATAGGTGCAAGAGTTGGTTCTAGATTCAATACTACTGTCTATGCACAATCATTTGAAGGTTTAGAAATGGAATGGTTCTTTGAAGGACAAGGTTGTGATAACTCTGCAATAGGTGTTGCAGGTTCTTGGGAAAAAATTGCAGTATAGGGGTTGACAAATCCTGTTGTTGTTGTTATAATAAGTGTATGTTAAATAAGAAAGGAGAAAAAATGGAAACATTAAAATTAAGTGACTATCTATGTCCAGACTATGAAAGTGGTCTTTATAAGGGTATACCTATGAAGTATAGGAAACACCCTAAAATTCAAGCAATCTTAATGACAAGATTGTTCACTGTGAGATACAGAGGAACGAGTAAGAAAGGTTACGACAGACCACAAGATTTCTGTCACAAAGATTATGCGGATACCTTCTCAATCTATCCTTATGCAAACTATGACGAATATCAAACTAAAGACGATTACATTGGTCTTGAGAAACCTAAGTACGACCCTGTTGTAAGAAACTACGAAGAAGTTAGAGATTTCAGAAGAATGCACGTCAGAAAGACTATTGAGATTGCAGAGAAAATCGACTCATATGATATGGTAGTGGTGTAATGGAATATCTTCAAGAAACTACAGATTGGGAAAGTAATATTCCCAATCATATCTATATTCTGAATCAGAAGAAAGAACTGGTTGGATATATAAAAGAAGGGACTACCGAAGAGATTTGGTTTAAGAGTCCTATGAAACAATTCTCCAAATCTAGGAGAACATTTAGAAAGGTGAAAGTATGAAATATGAAGTAAATCTTACAGGTAAATCAAGGGACACTATTATCTTTGATACCGCAAAGGAAGCAGTAAAGTATGTATTAAAAGCTTTACATTCTGTTGGATTCACGGTTGACGGAAGAACTTTTGAAGAGAAGTTTGAAGAAATCGTATGGATTGGAAAAGGGAGAGTTATAAATGCATAACTATAGTAGACTCATTGCAAATGCAATAAAAGCACAACAAAGGTGCAAATCTGATTGGGGTGAGAAGTATTGGGGACGAGTTATCTACCAACTCACTAGGAACGAAAGATTACAAAAAGAAAATAATTATAAATCTAATTATTCTACACATTAACTCTTATAAATAGTATTATATACTATAAGAGGTTAATATGCCAGTAGACAGTACCGTTCAAATAACAGACGAAGAACTGACAAGTAATTTAAACTACTTACAACCTACAGGGTTTCGTGTAGTTATTGATAGAACAAAATATCCTAACTTAGAATACTTTGCACAAAGTGTTTCACACCCTGGCGCTCAATTAACTCCACTAGAATTACCTGTTCGTAGAATTACTTCTGTACCTCTCGCAGGTGATAAGATAACTTTTAGTGAAGTATCTTTTGATATTATCCTTGACGAAGAACTGACTTCGTATCGTGAAATGTTTGACTGGATGATTCGTATTACGAATGACGGTCAAGTATCCGCATTAGAAAGAGATACCAAGAAACCTACCTATGCAGATATTACTCTACACGTATTATCAAGTCATAATAACACAACTCAGAAGATTAGATACTTAGATTGTGTTCCGACTGCATTGGGTGATATCAACTTTCAATCAACCGCAGGTGATACCACTTATGTGACCTTCACTGCGTCCTTCAGATTTTCCCAGTTTACTATCGTTTAATACCTTGACATTTTGATACTCTTTGTGTTATAATAAGACATTATAACTATGAAAGGAAAATATTATGAAAACACCTGAACAACGATATTCAGAATTATTTAAAGAAATGTATGACTTGTGTGAGGAACAAGGGTGGGGAGACCCATTCTCATATGCAGTATCACGTGAGATTGCAATTGCAAATGCACTAGGTCATAAGAAAGCAGATACCTATTCTGGTGCAGACGGTATTGACTACGCAGGAGAATGCGAATATAAGTCAACGATAAATAAAAACATTAATGGTGCATATAATGGTATCAGTGTTCAACCAACTTGGGAAGAACAAGAAAGATATCTTCGTGAGGAGAAAATTGGTAAGTATACCAATCATTATATTGCTAGATTTGAAAATGGATTGATTGTTGAATGTTATACACTTAGAGGTTCAAAGGTTCTTGAGATACTACTTCCTAAATTAAAGAAGAGTTATGAGAATACTTTAACAAAGAAAGACCCTCGTTTAGGTGCGACCATAACAAAGACAGAGATATATAAGTATGGGAAAAAGATTATATAATGAATACAACTAAACAACGACAAGAGTCTTTTAGTCAAGACATAATGTATGGTTCAGGTAGTAATGACGAATGTTATACACCTGCATATGGTGTTAGACCTATTCTAAAATACATTCCAAAGGACGTAAAAGTATGGTGTCCGTTTGATAAAGAAGACTCAGAGTTTGTTCAACAAATATCAGAACAGAACGAAGTTGTTTATTCTCACTTAGATACTGGTCAAGACTTCTATGAGTATGAACCAGACTCTTGGGACGTAATGATATCTAATCCACCCTTTACTAATAAACGAGGAATCTTTGAAAGGGCATTGTCTTTTGAAAAACCCTTTGCATTGATTATGAGTAATACTTGGTTAAACGATTCTGCACCTAAACAATTGTTTCAAACAAAAGATTTACAACTGTTAATGTTTGATAAAAGAATGCGTTTCAATATGGTCAACGGTGCAAATAATAAACACCCTACATTCAGTTCAAGTTATTACTGTTGGAATTTCTTACCCAAACAAATTATTATGGAAAACCTAAATATGACTGATTCAACACTTGAGGGATTTATGCAATGATTGATTTAGAAAGTGTCCTTGCGGAGTGGAAGGAAGACTCCCAAATATCTCCACATCAACTAGACGAAACTTCTAGGATTACACCTTCCTTACACGCAAAGTATCTAGAGTATTTGTCTCTGACTAAACTTCGTCTTAAACAAGCTGAGTTTAAACAAAAAGATTTACTCAAAGATAAATGGATGTATTACGAAGGTAAATTATCCCAAGAAGAAATTAAAGAGAAGGGATGGTCATATGACCCTTACGAAGGTCATAACATAACAACCAAATCAAGTAAAGAACATTACTATGATACTGATAAGGATATCCAAGAATCTGAATTAAAAATTCA